CCTTCTCTACACACAACTCACGTAGCCGACCCGATAGCGGCTCCCACTCTGCGCGGGACACCGTTTCTTCAAGCAGCCAGTAGGCATGAATCCCGTAACCGGAACTCACTAGGATTGGCCTTGGTAGGCCGACAACCTTGCAAAACTTCTGAAACTCAACAAGCCCAGTTTGCTGGTCGATGTAACCCTTGACCCTGCCCTTTTCATCGGGCTCGGCCTTCGTGGGGCCGCAGTCAATATCCATCCACAGTGCGCGGAAGTAGGTGGCGTTCTCGTGCGTGCGGTTGTTCAGAGGGCCGTACTTGGCGCACCCAAAATACACATCAGCTTTGCGCTCTACAAACTTCTCAACTAACTTGTCAACCTCTTCTCGTGTATCTGCAAATTGCTGGTCTACGTACCTACCAATCCCTAACACGCAGTACCTTCCCCCTACGGGAAGAACCGCATCCAGCAAGTCAAAGTTGGACATGTACTATTTGCGCTTCTTGAGCTTTTCTATGTAGCTAAAGAGGCTGTTGTTCATGGAAGCGGTGGGGGTAGTTACCCCCCAAAACCAGTTGTAAACCGTCATACGGCTTACGTTCAGGTATCTCGCTACCTCACTAACAGGCACCCCATGCTTGATACATAGGCGACCCAAGGTTACGCCCAAAGATTTAGCGTCGGCCTTTTTATTGGCGTCCACCAATCTTTGGCTGTAACCATAACTCATGCTTTATTCCTCGTCAGTCCAAGCTGCCACTACAGAATCCAAGTTCTTCTTGGCAGTGACAGCAGGTTCGGCTGCTTTCTTAGACTCGCGCTTCTTTGGCTCATCAAAAGGTGGTTCATCCGCAACCGGAGCTTGGGCTTTTGGTGGCTCAGCTACACGTACTGGTGCTTCCAACTTCGGCGCACGGGCGGATGCGTCGGCTTGATACGGAGTCAACACAACCATCTTTTGCACCGCAGGTAACGCAGCCACTTTGCTTGTGACACCGTGCTCATGCTTGTTAATAAACCGCACAGGGGTGAACAACACCGACTGGTTGTCATTGTCCTCGTTGAAGCTCATCTGTGTAACCACGTAGTCCAAGCTCTTGCCGTTGTTAGCAAGGTACTTGGTATAGCTCTCAAACGGGTGGGTGTTGTCGCCGACGCTATCACCGAACAACGACTTGGAAGCCAAGTTCATCTGATAGACCTCACCCTCAAGCGAAGTACCAAAGTCTTCTTCCAGCGTCACCGCAATACGGCGCGAGTAGCGGCATGCCTTGGAGTTGCCCATACCCGAACCCTTGATGTTCTGCTGGCATCCATCGCAACGGTCAGCTTGGGGGTTTGCTGAACCAGCATCAGGCGCAGTACCGTCATTGGAGAAGCAGTCGGGCGCAGTCGGCTCGGCATCGGGAGTCCATGCTTGTGCGTAAAAGATACGCCCAACTTTGGGGGATGCATTGACCACGATGACGTTAAGGTTGCCCTTAATTTTGCCCATCTCTTCGCCGCCGACCATCTTACGAAAGAGGCCGTTTTTCGGCACAATGCGCTTGACACCAGTACGACCAGCGAGTTGTTTTGTAAGCTCACTGACCCCAGCGGTTTGCAGGAAGTCGGGGAGGTCTTGGTTTAGTAAAGCAATATTGCTCATTTCAGTTTTCCTTTGAACGTCTAACAACCACGGAATAAGAATTCTCCACGTTGAGGCCAACGGGATACAGGTCTGGATTCTCTGCAAGAAAGTCCTTCATGTTGGTTTGATGAAGTCGTTTCTCCAGTAGGCCGAATGCACCCTGTTCTTCGATGAACGTGTACATAGAATCCCAATCATTTGTCCAGTACCGTGACTTTACTGAACGCATAATCGTGCCGTGTGGGGTCTTGATGCTGTCGGCTCCGATGCGCTTGCATGCTTCAAGCATCTCATCTGCGATTACCTGCATCTGCTCTTCGAGGCCCTTGTCTTTCTCCTCGAACTCTTTCTTAGCCGTAGCCCGCTTGTCGCGTATCTTGATATACACGGCAGCTAGCTTGTCCATGTCAACGGAGGTGGTTTCCTCCTGAACTGCTTCGTCCATTGTTTACTCCTGTAGTTAATGGGAGAAGAACTATACCATAACTTTTGACATTGTCAACGAGTTTCTGAAGAAATTTCTTGTCGGTATAAGTCTATGATTTTGCTGTGGTTTTCGATGTTGCCTTGCAACATGCGGTATATCTTGGCCTCAACCGGACTGCCTGTGATGTGCACTACGGTCATGTTGTTGACCTGACCGGGGCGGTCGATACGTGCGTTGGCTTGCAGGTAGGTTTCCACGCTGGTACAAGGAGCGTACCAAATAATTGTGTTCGCCGCCGTTAGGGTTAACCCGTGAGATGCAGCTTGGGGTTGGATGAGCAACACCTTGGTTGTGGGCTGTTCTTGGAACCGCTTAACGATGTTGGAACGGTTGTTAACACTGACGCTCCCGTTGATGACTTCACACGTTATGCCGTTCTTGGTCAGGTGTTTCTCCAGTAACTCTATGGTGTGAGTAAAGGGCACAAACACCAGCACCTTGTGGCTTGACTCCTCAATGACTTCCTGCACCACATTCAACCGACTGCTCACATCAAACTCGATGACTTCGCCCTTGTCGGTATACACCGCACCACCGGCAATTTGCAGCAGCTTGCTTATCTGTACCGCAGCGTTGACCGCGCTCACTTCTTCCCCGTCGGCTTCGATAAGCATTTGCTTCTTCAGGGTGTTGTAGTACTTAAGCTGTTGCGGCGACATTCGTACATCCCGCTCGGCAAAAACAACCGGAGGTAAGTCAAGACACTGCTTCTTCTCAAACCTGATAGCGGGCTGAAGAATCTTGTGTACGATGTCTTTTGCATTGGGCTTAGGGACCCAGCGGTACATGCTTACCTTGGTCATCACCGTGTCCTTGAACTGCCCGAAGAACGGCGACACAGCTTTGGGGTTGACTAACTTAGCTAGTCCGTAAGCATCCACAGGAGACTGCGCAGCGGGTGTACCCGTAAGCATCCACAACCCCTTGATGGACTTGTTCAGGTCACGCATGATTTTCCAGCGGGTTGTCTGCGCGTTCTTGTATGCGGATGCTTCATCCACCACAATCAAGTCAAAGCCGCCTTCGAGGATTTCCTTCTTGACGATGCCGACCCCATCGAAGTTGATGATGACAAACTCCGCATTGCCCCCGATGATTTCTTTGCGCTTTTCTGCGCTGCCATAAGCTATCGAAACCGTGCGGTGGATAGCAAACTTAAATAGGTCACTTTGCCACGCCGACTTCATAATGGACAGGGGGCACACCACTAACACTCGTTTCACCAGACCAACCTGCATGAGGTAGTCCACGGCCCAAATCACTGATGCTGTCTTACCTGTACCTTGCTCGTTGAAGCAGAAGGCTCTTGGGTTTGCTAATAGGAACTCGGCTGTTAACTTCTGATGCGCGAACGGGGTGAACCCGTGTGGACGGGGCCACTCATACTCTGATAGGTTCATCTTCTTCCTTTGGTCTCAATCTAACTTGCATGGTTACCCAATCTACCTGTAGCTTCCCTGCTGCGCTCAAACGCTTGAAGGCAAGGGACAACGCTTCGTTACCGTCTACTGCCTCTATCGTATGCCAATCTCTCCCAAGTATCAGCAGCCATATACCCTCGTCCGTCATTTCTTCGGCTTGTTGACTTTGACCGTGTGGTCTGAGTTGCGGGTGAAAGAGCGGTTGGCACTTGGGCTTTTCAGCTTCAGATTACCCGCAGCGTTTGTGCCGCCTTTGGATAGGGGGACTGCATGGTCAATGTCTTTACCGGCTCGGTCAACACCCTTTTTATCCATCTCGGTGCGGGCGCGTTGACGCTCAAGGCGGGGCTTCTCTTCGCCTCGGTCTAGCTGTTGTTGGTATTCCTTTTTGTAGGGGCGGGGTTTGTTTACGTAGGGCATGATTAACTCCTGTTGTACTCACATGACTTTACCGCACAGAACTTGCACAGCGGCCCGCTGATGGGGTTCCACACCCCGTTCTTTACCGCTGCCTCGATACGGGCAACGTCTTGTGATGGCTTTTCTAAATACTTAGCCATCATTTCTCTGTAGTGCTCGGCCTTAATCATCTCCTTGCTCACCACAAAGATAAGGGCGGACTTCACCTTCTCCAGCTTCGGGAACTTGGCAAACAGGCCACAAGCTACGATGTCTAGTTGCTTCACATCCGCATATCTCGCACTCTTGCTTGTCTTGTAATCTACTGAATGGGCTATCCCCTTCTCCTGATTGATAACTACCAAATCGGCTATCCCACGCCACCATACATTCGGCGCAGCGAAGTCGCACGCCTCTAAGTCCTTGGTCAACCCCAGCTTCACTTCGCATAACTTTTCTCCTTCCACTTTCTTGAGTGCGTCCAACGTAGGCTTCATGTATTCAAAGGCGGGGGGAACTGGCACATCGTCGCGGATGTATTCCTCGGCCACCGTGTGAGCGGTCTTGCCATACAGCGTAGCTTGCGTATCGGGTTCAACAACGTCCTTGGCTATCTTGGTGTGGTAGTACTTCCTTGGACATTGCTGAAACGTCTTTAGGCTGCTGAATGACCAGACTATGGGTTTCATTTTGTTCCTTGTTGCCCGTGTTCAAACCTTGCGGCTCGGGCAGCGGCGTATGCCTCCACTACTTTAGGGTAGTGCTTAGCTGTATATACTTGCCTCATATCAATCCCCCAATTGTCTCCTTCGTGGTCCAAACCATACACGGGCTCTACACCTA